CTCAAATAAAATTTATATAAACGAAAAATATTTGCAAATAATGTTTAAAAAAATAAAAGTACACGAAGAACTTCTTTTACACTCTGCGACCCGGGTACCGGGCGGGCCGATTCTCGGTCCGAAGGATTCTACTCGGACAGAAGCCACTCCGTGTACCTCGAAGCCTCCGAAGGAGAGTGGAACAGAGGGTAACGGGCGGGCGGGCCAAGAAACAACCGATACGACTGGAGAAGATGCCGACATTTCTTCCGATCAAGACTCCTCCTACGGAGGTATTAAAACTAAAAAATGTAACATACTTTAATACCGCTAAGTTAGAGATACATATTTTTTTAAAATATTTCCAACTTCCAATTTTTTGTTTTCCGGAAGAGAAGTATAATTCATATTTGTATAACTCAATACAGCTGGATATGTGTTTTCATTAAATTTAAAATTTTTGTATTCTATATATGAAATACGACTTAGATCATCGTAAATTACAAACCTATTATTTTCATTATCAAGAGAGTAACATATCCAATGACCAGTGTTTATAGGCCCTTTTTTAACTGCAATTGCTGTTAAAACGAAAGTATTTCCACCTATATCAATCGTATTTTCCAATTTGAAATTTTTATTATAATTTATTGAATATTTTGTTTTGTTAGTGTAATTAATATCTATAAGAAGATAAGGTTTACTATACTCAAATTTAAATATTTTACTTCTAACTATTTTAAACATTTTTGACTCATATGGATCCAATTTTTCTGGAACAAAATTGGTTTGGAAATAATCTTTTATGCTTATATTTTCTGAAGGATTTATTCTGAATATTAACTCATTTTCAAATTTATTTATATTTCCTACATCAATAAGCTCTCTATAATTTCTATTTGCTTCAATAAATTTGTTTAAATCATGGTCATAAGAAATATCGTTTAATTTTGTTAAATTTTTTATCGGCGGATTTATGTTAAAAATACCCGATAAATTCACATAAAAATTTTCATCAATGTAATCATACTTTTTTTTATCCAATAATAAATATAACTTTTTATTACTTCTAAATGGAACTAGGTATTTGGTTAATTTATTTTCATAATAACCAATTAAAGATTCTTTAGATTTTAAGCCACTGCGTAGTCCTATAACAGTTTTATTAATTGTTGAAATATAACCACAAAAAAGACCATCTTTAAATTCCTTCGGTAAAATATCTATAAAATCCACAATGTTTTTCCTAGCATCATCCATTTCATTTTTTCTATATGATTTTGTATTTATCAAACAAGTAGTTGTTATATTAGTTAAAGTTGGGCGTTTATTAATATCATAATTTTGTGTCAAATACATTTTAAAGAATTTTAAGATTGGATTCAGTTCTATATTTGTTGCTGTTAGACAATTTCCCAAAAGTGTCAATGATGAAATAAACCATATTGACGACGAGATCCAGCACGTGTTTCCTATATTTCTATAATTAAGTTTATAATGGTTCGGCAATGTTGTAAAAAAATAGTTCAATTCTTTTGATGTTTCTCGGCTTTGATAAAATTTGGAAATATATAAAATTAATTGAAGTACATAATTTGGAATATTCAAAAGTCTTGAATAATCCATTGTTTTTGTACACAAAGTTTCGTTAATTATTTTTTTATATTTATTATAATTCATTTATTATATAAATTAAACGAAAAGTTTAATTTATATATTATCCAATAATACGTTAACCAGTATACAGATATGATTAAGTCCTTTTTCTATTGGTCGCCGTAGACGGAGATCTAGATCTTTTTCCATTGGACAGCGGAGCTGCCCGCAGCTCCGCTGTGGACCTCGACTTCGGTGAAGACGGCCGCATAGCGGTCGAAGAGGTTCGCGGCTTCGCCGGGGACCTTCTTTTATTGGGAAGCGGCTTCATCGGGGACCTTCTTCGAGGGGACTTCTTTAGCACACGGCCCCATTTGGGTAGCGCCGCCTCCTTCGACTTCGCACCGAGAATCGGCCCGCCTGGGTAACGGGTCGCAGATGCCGGCGTATTATTTTTCATTATACCGAACCTAGAACTTTTATATTTATTAACAAATGGACTCCGTGTACCTCTTTGAGGTACACGGCGTGGACCTCGAAGAGGCCCGCGGCTTTGCCGTGGAAAAGATGAAGATACAGAAGTTGTATCCCAATCACTATCTTCATTTGCAATTTGTATGTTTTGAGTAAGAGTTGAAATTTGTAAATCTTTTTCGTTTATTATTTCTTTAAATTTAGAACAATCATTTTCATTTTTTCTATTTTTAAAAATTCCAGAATTTGGATTGAATAAATTCTTATGAATTGTGTTGCTGTTAATAGTTGCATCTGGAAGAGAAGAATCACTCGCAAGTGTAGTTGCTATACTGGCTATCATATATGAATAAGATCTATATGGAAATTTCATACATGAACTTGGATGAGGGAAGGTAGGTGCCGTTCGCGTTACTGTTTTTGTTATATCATTTATAATTAAGAAAATTTTTGTTAACATAAAAACTTTAGTTGCACTTGTACTTATTATAGTGGTTAAATAATCAATTGTATTATAATTTGCGCCCAAAGAATACTCATACATTATAAGATTAATAATAAAATAGGTGAAATCGAATCCTTCTCTAATTGAATTACAATAAGAATTTGCATTACAATCCAAGTTTAGAATATCATTTATACCAAGAACGCTTGAATATGCCCTGTCAAAATCGTAAATCATAGCCTTTATAGAACATTCAAACTTAATGGATGAATATGAATCAGTATCATATTGAAATATTCTTTCCAGTGGATCAAGAGCTGTTGAAAGTCTTACATTTCCAAGATGAAGATCGTTATGGACAACTCTACTCAAGTGCATAGCATAACATCCACAACATATTTGAAATATTATTTTTTTTAAATCTTCAGTGGGGCCGGTAGACCCGGTCGGTCTATTTGTTTTGTACCAATCTGCAAATGAAATACCAGTTCTATATTCGGATATAACACATCCTATAGAAAATGAATCTATGCTGTTTCCCAAAGATACCATATCAGCAATAGTTACTCCTGATGGTAAAAGATTTGTGTTGTCAGTTAGACTTGGTCTATTTGATATTCCACGTAAAATATATTGAAAATTTCTTCTAAAATTTTTTTTTGCTAGAACTACACCAGTATTTTTTGACAATAAATTTGATATAAGATCTACATTACAAGAACTGCTTGATCCGAGACATCTTACAAAATTTGTACATATTTTTTCATCTATTAATATTCTTATTATATCTCTGTATATCATCAATTCATAATTTAGAGCCTTATTTCGCATAATAAAATTAGCTAGATACTGTGACGGGAGAGTCTTTGATATATAATTTCTAATTTCCATATCGTCGTTAATCCAAAATTTCATAAATACTTGCTTATTATTAAAAGATTCATTTTGATATTTTATATTATTATCAAGAGTTAAAATTAAAAGATCTGTTGGAGAAGCAGAATCCGAAGGGAGACCTGTAGCGTTTGTAATTATTTGATCGATATCACACGCATCGTAGAATTGCTCAATGTGTTTTGTTCCAGAAATATTATTTCCCATTTATAATAGATAATTTTTTAATTATCTATTATAAAAATAGGGCCAGCTTCGCTGGCTCTAGTGGCCATCCAGCGAAGCGGCTAATAGATCGGATAAATATATTTCCATTGTTTCACCATTTTGTTTATTTATTAATACGCAAATTCTATTTTGTGATAAATATGTGGTTTTTTTTATTTTTGAAAAAAACCACCCATCGTCTAAGGCTCCTTTTGATATTATACAAAAAGGTTCTTTTATACCTATAGATTCTGTTGGTATTAATATAAAATATTTATAATTATATGACAATTTTTTACATTCCGAATCTTCGCATACAAAATATCCCAATGTAGATAAATAATTTAAGAATATTACTTCTTTTCCAATTGTTAATCCACAAAAGGAACACTCTTTCATTTTCTGATAAACAAGGGAGTGGTCTGGTATTAAATTTTTCATTTATAATTTGAGAATAAAAATGAATTTTATTTATATAAACATAATAAATATTTAAGATATGGAAAACATTAATAGACTTAATAATCATATTGGAAAAGCAGAAAGTAAACGCCTTAAAAATATAGATGATGTTGAAGATGGAATTTTGGATGTTAAAGAATTGGATGAATTAATAGTTGGTCCAGATTGTCCTAATAAATTTAATATAAAATATGGATTGTCTATATATAAAAAAATAAATTAAATCTATTTAAGATTTAATTTATTCGGCCGCTCTTGGCGGTGCATTAATATAATCATTTATACAACCGGAAAATACCCCATCTATTTTTATATATGCGCACTTATAATTTCCATTTTTTTGTATATTCTTCCAAAGATTTACTAAATGAGTTTTATCTTCAAATGTATCCATTGTTATAATGCAGCCTTTTTCAAATTTATTTTTAACAACTGATGTTGTCTCTGCAACTCTACAATCTTGACCATATTTTTTCATTATTTTTAAAATGTCTTTACAATTTTTCTGGGTGGAATTTGATACACTTATTTCTGTGCTCATTTATATTTATATACTCACACATTTTAGATGTGTATAAATTATTCGAGTCTATTTTATAAATTTGCAAATTCAACAAGATCTTGAAAAGATCTATTATTTCCAATTTGTTTTTTATTTTCTCCGACCAATACATAGTCAGGAAATCCTCTGAACCCAGGTTTTATTTTGTCAAGAAGTGAACTCCAACCTTTTGGGTTCGAGTCTGCTTCAATTGAAAGACACTTTACTTTGTTGTTATATTTTTCAGCAAAAGTTTGAAAATCTGGTTTTGCGATGGTACAATAGCCACATGAATTTGATTGAATCATAATGACGCAGGGAACATTTGGTTTATTTTTTAGAGTGCCATCTGCCTTGAAATCACTATTTTCTAAATAAATTACAGGGGGTGATAAATTTTTTTCATTCATTTATATATATGCTTTAAAAAAATTTATATTGATATTATTTTTTTTTTTTTTTGATTTAAATAAAATACATATTATAAAATGTCTTCTATATCAACATCAAACGTAACTTCTGGATTCATCGATTTGGCAACATTCGATGAGATTGAAAAATATTTGTACGGAGGTCCTGACGCGACTGCGTATTTTGTCCGAGAAACAAGAAAAGCCACCTGGTTCACCCAGGTTCCCGTCGTACTTAGCCGAGCATCTGGATCTCCTGCTTTCAATCAGGAATGGTCAGTTAGCATATCTAGATCTGGAGATTATCTTTTACAAACCTGGATGAGACTGCAAACTCCTGCCGTCACCCTTAACACTTTGAATCAATTTACTAGCAATGGTACCATTCGGTGGTGTAAGAATTTTATGCACAATATAATTCGAGAATGTGCAATTACTTTCAATGATCTTGTTGCTGCAAGATTTGATAGTTTCCATCTTGACTTCTGGGCTGCTTTCACAGTTCCCGCTGGTAAAAGAAATGGTTATTCCAATATGGTTGGTTCAACCGACGATTTGACTGCTCCTCATAGCAACAATCTGAGTAACACTTTTGGCCCGACTCTTCCATCATTAACTCTCAATCTTCCTCTTCCGTTCTTCTATGGCCGAAATTCCGGAATTGCACTGCCTACCGCTGCTCTTCCTTATAATGACATGAGAATCAACTTTTCTTTCCGAGATTGGAGAGAAATGTTGATTCTGGAGAACTGCGCCGCCCCTGCTGGCACTGAACAGCGTGTCAGCCCCAATGTCCCTACTGACATTACAAATACTCCCAATCTCGGCTACTGTCAAGTCTGGGCCAATTATGCAATCGTATCCAATGATGAAAGAAAGCGAATGGCCTGTGGTCCTCGTGATATTCTCATTGAACAGGTTCAAACCGCTCCTCGTCAAACCTTCGTCCCCAGTCAGAACGCTGCCCCCAGCTTCGACATTCGATTTTCTCATGCTATTAAAGTTCTATTCTTTGCCGTCAGAAATTCTACTTTCCTCGCTGAATGGTCTAATTATACCTGCGCTTCTCCCGTCCCCGGCATCGCAATCAATAATGTCACCCCTTCCGGCGCCGTCGACCCCATCCTTCAAACCTCTCTCATCTACGAAAATTCTCAACGCCTCTCTCAAATGGGCTCAGACTACTTCTCCCTCGTTAACCCCTACTTCCACGCCCCCGTCATCCCTCTCGAGACCGGTTACCACATGTACTCTTATTCCCTTGATTTCATCGCCTTGGACCCTATGGCGTCAACCAACTTTGGTAAATTAACCAACGTTTCCATGGTCCCCGAGGCTTCAGATGGTGCAAAAACTGCTTCAAACGGTACCGGAGCCGCTGACTCTGGCGCTGACTTCAAACAATCCTTCGAATTCATCGTCACTGCTGTTAATAATAATATTATCCGTGTATCGGGAGGAGCCCTTGGTTATATATTTTTAGCCTGGATCATGGTTGCTTTTACCATTTTCCAGAATTTAAAAATAGGGGAAGCCAAGAACAGGTGGCTGCCACTCAAGATGTAATATCTCTTGGGTGGGTAAACAGTGTAAGATATTACCTTTTTAAAAAAAGTATATAACCATCTAGTCGTATTTAAAATATACGGCGAAATAACTTATAATGATCGGGAAACTCCTTAGAGCTTAAACTACTACTTATATTTTGGAAACTTAATATAATACCCGGGGTAATGACCTAGGGCATAGTAAAAACGTTTAAGATTGGACAATCCGCGGGTAAAGTATCTAAATTCGACTTATCCGAAGCCGGCCTATACAAGGTCTACTTCCGCTAGAATATGATACTCCCTCATCGACTACCGGGTTATTGGTAATGAGAAGGTCTAAGCATCCTTCGATGATTTGCTTAAGGTATAGTCAGGCCCTACGTGAAAACATAGGGATAGAGAAACGTTCCCCGTCCTCTAAAAAATATACACTTCACTTATATATATTATCACATCACATTAAAAATATAAATAAATTATTTTATAAAATAATTTATTTAGGATCTTTCAAACGTCAGCCTTGATTAATTCCGTTGCTGGGATCCCAGCAACGGAATCCATATCCTGTAAATAGTCTTTCGTATTCTAAAAATTTTAATCACTCTTAATATATACCGATTAAATCGGGATAATTTATTTTATTTCCACAAACGTCAGCCTTGATTAATTCCAATGCTCTGATATGAGCATTGGATTCCGTAGCCTGTAAATAGTCTTTCGTATTCTAAAAATTTTGGACACTCTTAATATATACCGATTAAATCGGGATAATTTATTTTATTTCCACAAACGTCAGCCTTGATTAATTCCGTTGCGGGAATTCTCGCAACGGATTCCAGAGCCTGTAAATAGTCTTTCGTATTCTAAAAATTTTGGACACTCTTAATATATATAAAATAAATTATTTTTTATAAAAATAATTTATAATTCTCATACTAAAGTACTCGCCGGAATTCCGGTTAGTACAATATAACGTTCTAAATAATGTTTACTTTCAACATTATCTTTATAATGCTGAAGACGTTTGTTTGAAGCCTGGCAAATCTTTGTTACATTAACATATCCATCGTTTCTACATAACGATCCAAAAAGATGTTTGGTTCTTTTATTTTATAAAAATGATTTTCATTGGATTGCGAAGGTTAAATTATTAAATGACGAGAGCATTAGCTAATTTAATATTATGGTGTGATAAGAATGAATTTATTATGAATGAACAAGATAAGTTTGTTGATGAATATAATACAGCGAAAGCATCTACTATTTTAAATTTCATGTGCAAAAAAAATAATCATTCTTTTAGTATAACGCACGGAACTTGGACCAACAGCAAGAATAGATTTAAGACAGAACTTTGGAAAGTGTGTAGCTGTTGTATAAATAAAATACTTTTTGAAGAAAAAATAAAGGAAATATTAGATAAAAACGGCCATCAAGTTATTTCATCGTATGAAGATGAAAAAGTGGAATATTTATGTGGAAATTGCGGCCGTTCAAATATAATATCCGATATAAAAATTTTATCTAGGAGTAACCGTGGTTATAATTGTGTAAGATGTGGAAACGATAACAATAGAATATTATATGAAGATTTGGTATTTGAACTTGAAAAATTTAATATAGTTTGTTTAACCAAGAAAAATGAATACAAAGATAATAAAAATATATTGGTAGAGTGTGTGTGCGGAAATGAATGGAAGACGAGTCTTAGCGATGTTAAAAGGGGGAGAAATTGTGGGAAATGTAAATTTGAAAAAACAATAAATACAAACATAACAAGATATGGATGTGAAAATGTGTTTCAGAATGCCGACATTAAGAAAAAAATAGTAGAAAAATGCAAAGAAAAGCATGGAGTTTCTCACCACAGAAAAATAGATAAAATACAAAAACAAGGTGAAAATACAACAATGCAAAGATATGGTGTTAAATGGGGGTTTACAGGCGAGTGGGTTTATAAAAAAATAAGAAAATTTAATATTGAAAAATATGGAGTAGAATATCCATTTTTATCGAGTGTATATATAGGTGAATTCAGAAAAAAAATGATGGAAAAATATGGGGCTGAACATTCTATGCAATGCCCAGAATTATTTAGAAAAGCTTCAGCTTCATTATTTAAGAGAAAAGAATATGTATTTGAAAATGGAAAAAGTTGTATGGTTCTAGGATATGAAAATATATGCTTGCAAGAAATTGAAGATAAAAATAAAGAAGTAGATATATACGCTGGTGAACATATTGAAATTCCACATTTTAAATATACCACTCTTGATAATAAGAATCACGTTTATTATCCAGATATTTATATACCTATTCAGAATAGAATTATAGAAGTTAAATCTGTATGGACATATAATCTTGATATAAATAAAATTTTATATAAGGCTAGAGCGGTTAGTATCGATTATATATTTGAGTTGTGGATATACGATTCCAATAAAAAGTTAGTTTCATTAACACTAATGAAAAATAATGAAATAATTTTAAATACAAATACTAAATTTACACTCGGGATCTTATTTGAAAATATATAAGTATTCCTACGAAATACTACGTAGTAAATAAATTATTTTTGATAAAAAATAATTTATAATTCAGCTCAGATACCTACGGTTTACAAATATAATAAGTTATTTACCTGATCTGATGGATAATTATGGAAAACGTGAAGCAGGACGATATTAAATTAAGATAACATAAAATAAATAAAAAGATATTAGTTAATTGTGTTAATACCGATTTCATCGGTAATTAATTATTTTATATTATTTTTTCTTAATTTTGATGCTTGAATTTCAACATCTTTATATTTATATTGTCTAGCTCGTTTGTATGCGGATAAAACTCCTTCTTGATCTATATGACACGGATGTGCTGTTTTATTTAAAGCAGCGCATACAGGGAATTTTTCAACATTTGGTAAAAGAAAACAGCGAGGGCCGCAAACCTTTAATAATGTATGCCTTTCTTTTCCTTTTTTCGGTGATTTGAGCGACCATTTTTCTTTTTGCACATAATTTTTTTTGTTCATTTATCTATATCATTTTAAATTGCTTTCACCATTATATTTTATGTAGATATGTTTTTATATCCCGGAAACCGGGCGAAAAAAGAGTACCGTATATTGTCTTTTTGCCCAAAAAAACCAAGCTGAACCATGGTTCGGGTATATTAAAAGTGTATAGTGCGCTTCCGATGAAATTATTCATTTATTATTAAGAGAAAAATATATCAAACATTTATTATTAAGAGAAAAATGATTTGAACATTTTTAATTTGTCCAAAGTGGGAATATAAAATTCGCCCCAAGTTGGGATTGAACCAACGACCTCAAGATTAACAGTCTTGCGCTCTACCGACTAAGCTATCGAGGCGATTCTTATGTAGAAAGAAGAAATACTACGAGATATACAAAGAGCTTTAATATTTTATAATAGGGCCAGCTTCGCTGATAGTACCTGTCCACTCCGTGTACCTCGAAGAGGTACGAAGCTCCGCTGAGTAACGGGCGGGCCCGTTACACGGCGTCCATTTGGATCGTATAAAAAAAATATTAATAATTTATATTATTAATATTATAAATGAATACTTTAGCTCAGCAAAACATTAAGCTTAATAAAAAGAGTACCGAGTATACTTTTTTGGATAATATACTAGTATTTTTTTTAACTACAATTTCTATTTTAATTTCTTTTTTTATAAACAATATAGTTTCGATATATTTAGAAAACAAAACCAGGAAAGAACGGCTCTATGTGTATATGTTTTCTGTATTAGCGATTTTTATTATTCTTTCATTATTTATTTATTATTTGAAAGCAAAAGTAAGTTAAAATATAGTTTTTGATTGGATTGTATGAATTAAAAGGTCTATATCTTTTTGTTTATCCAATTCTTTTTTATGAAGTATTTCATCAATACATTTAATATCCCCTCTTTCCGAAACAGAATGATATCTATATTCTGTATATTTATTTTGGATTATTTGTAAAAATGTTTTATACTGACATTCGTCGAGTATATGTAGATTTACCCCCGGTCCTTCTGCACTCTGTGAAACAGGCGCGCAGCTCCGCTGTGCACCTCGAAGAGGCGCGCCGCAGTTAATGAATGTATTCGAATTTATAAGAAATTTAGTTATGAAAGGATCAATTAATACAAACAATATATCGTTTTCTGCGATAGAATAATTGTTTACGAGATCGATGTTGTCCAAAACTTCATTTTCAGAAAGTGATACATCGGTTAAATTTATACAATTGAATCCATATCTATTACAAAGTGTGTTTATAAGAGTCAATCCATGTTTTTTTACAAAAGATGAATAAATAATATTAATTTTAGCTGACTTTGATATATTAATAAATAATTCTATTATTTTAGATGAAATTATTCCCAGTGTTAATTCATCATCATTTTTCATTATCCATCCTTTTATTTTTATATGACACTCGTTATCATTCTCGTCAAGTATAGTTCTAAGCTCGAATTCATCGTCTGGTATATCAGCTTTATTTTCCCACTTTGGGAAATAACATACATTTGAAAGTTTTCTACTCTCAATATGATTTTTAGCTGCATAATATTTCTGTGGTTTTTCTCTTTTTTTACTATACTTATCAATTATCTCCAACTCTTTCATGTACATATTGTGGTAAATCTGAAACTGATACGGGCTCATTTTACATCGTACAATTTCGGAAGCAACCCGTAGGGCGTCGGACGCCTCCGAGCTTTGACCCGAAGTTGGGTTATTATAATAATAAATAATATTTCTAATATTATCCAAAGGGTTTATTTTTTTAACAATAGATTTATTTATTGTATTTCCACTCGTTATTGAGGGCAGAGAGGATGGATCCAATAGTTTTTGGAGTAATATCCATTCTTTTGTATTTTCGACCAACGGACTCCTACAGGTTGCCACCACTTTACAATCGCTATTTTTTATATCAATCCAAAATTTAAATATTTTTTTATTTTGTTTAATATTAAAAATAAAATCTTGAGATTCATCTATTATAACACAAGAAGAATTGAAGTTATATTTAGCCTTTATATCTCTATTAAAATAATTAAGTGTTTCATACTTTAATATATCTAATTTCAAACAACAATCCTGTATCCAATTTATTCTTTCTTCCGAATTTGATATAAAATATATCATATTTATTTTTTCTTTATTTAACATATTTTTAGCTATCAAAATTGCCATATATGTTTTACCAAAATTCCCATATAATAATAATCCTTTACGATTGGAATTTTCTACATAATCAATTAGTTTAGAATCCATTAAATATATTAATATTTATTATTTAAATATATTGTATATATAATATATATATATATATATATGGATAAAAATTATTTTCCCGAATTTATAAGATATTTTATTACTTCTTCTAAACAAGAAGAAGCCTCCTACGACGCGGAGCTGCGGGTCGATACTAGGACCGAAGGAGGTGACCTCTCTAGAGGCGGGGCTATGCCAGACCACGAAGAGGCCGACTCCGACGCGGAGCTGCGGGCCGATACTCGGACCGAAGGAGGTGACCTCTCTAGAGGCGGGGCTATGCCGGACCACGAAGAAGAGACCGACTCCGACGCGGAGCTGTGGGCCGATTCTCGGTCCGAAGAAGAGACCGACTCCGAAGGAGGTGACCGCGGAGCGGCCGCCCCCTTCGGGGGTGAATCCGAAGAAGAGACAGAATCCGATGGATGCCGCTTTAGCGACTTGGAACAGTTATCTTATACACAAAATATTCCAATATGTGGATACATTGGAATATTTATTACTATTTTTATATGTATGTTTTATAAATTTTATATATTATTTTCTCTTAATATTTGAAATATATTTATTATTAAAAAATAATAATAAATATGGTATCATTTTACTTATTGTTTTGTAAAATTTCATTTGTGAGTGGATTTGTTTCGATCCCATATTTATATTATATGAAAGGAATAAAATCTGTATCACCGGCGGATAGAGACTCTGCTTTGCAAACAAATAAAAAAAATTTTATTGTATATTTTTTAATAAATAGTGAAGAAGCCGCAAGGCGGTCCCAATCTTCTATTACAGAAGGAGTCGAAGGGGGCCTCGAAGCCTACGACGAGAAGCCACCACCTCCTTCGGTCACTGCCTCTGGCAGTGGCCTCGAAGAGGTACACGGGTCGCAGGTGACCGGGGAGCCCTCGGAGAGGCTGGTAGTGACCGAAGGAGGCGGTGGCCTAGGAGAGGCCGCCCCCGAGGGGGGTGAATTTATATATATTGAATCTTTCTTTAATATATCAGAATGTTTATTTTTTATTGAAAAAATTAAAAGAAAAAATTATATATATTGGATTTCAGTTACTTAGCGGAGTTGCGTGCTGGCTGACGTAGCGGCCGTTACTCTCTGTGAAACAGTCGTACCTCAAAGAGGTATACGAGTAAATAGAATATATTTAATTACTATAATAGTGTAATTAAATATAATTAAGAGTGCAAAGAACTATAATAAGAAACTGCAATTGGATTTGCTTTTATAGTATCAAAATCTATGTCTGTTATACTTAAACCATCCAATGTTTTAACTCTTGATAAGGCGACGTATGCCTGTCCATACTCGAATATATTTTTTAAATTTATTTTAGCACAGTCCAATGTTGATCCTTGCATTTTATGAATAGAAATAGAATATGCCAATTTAAGGGGGATTTGTACTGCTCTTAGTATTTGAGCCTCTGAAGGAGGTGACGTCGTAGACGCACAGTATTCCCAGGTGTGAAAATTAATTTTTGCTATTTTTCCGTTATAGAATTTAACTATAGGTATGTTTCCTTCAAATTCCAATACGACACCCCTGCTTCCGTTGCATAAATCCGAGTCCCCTACGGCGCCGCCAAAGGAGGATGCTGATCTGCCGTCGGAGGCGACGTTGTTTTTAAGAAGCATAACTTGGGCGCCTACACATAGTTTTAATTTCTGGGGAGCTATAATATTTTTAATAAATTTAGAAACAACAAATTGAGGGAAATTACGTTCATTTAAAATATTAATTTCGTATTTATGAAATGCAAGAGATACACCATTTTTCTGGTTATCAATTTTTAATTTTTTCAATGCATTTTTATTTACTCTATCGACGTCTACGTTTAATCCCTGTATAAATGTTGGTTCTATTCCATTTATTGATATATCAACTCCAACTCTAGATAATAATATTTGCCTGTCTTCATTTGATAAAATACCGATTCTTATGTGGGAAAGAAGTTCTTGAAATTGTATATTTTTCTGTCTTATTATTTCAGTTAGATAAATTGTTTTTGAAATACATTTTGACCATATTTCGCTATTGAAACAAAAATCGGATGTGTTTATGCTTGGAAGTTGGCAAAAATCACCTGAAAAAACCAATTGCAGTCCCCCGAAAACATTATTATTTTTACGTATATGTCTAGCAAGAGTTTCAAGCTTTTCAAGCAATTCTATTGACATCATCGATATTTCGTCTATTATAAGAATTTCAAGGGTCTTCCATCTTTTGTAAATAAATTTATTTTTTAAAATTTTGTCGTATAAAATTTTAATAGTTTCGTTCCCAAGTCCTATACCAAGAAAAGAATGCAATGTTACACCATCTATAAGAATGGCAGAAATACCGGTCATTGATGTGATACCAATCTTACCTTCTCTATTTAAATAATGCGACCGTGCTATATATTTTAATAATTCTGTTTTTCCAGTGCCACCTTGTCCAGTAATAAAAACATTAATTTTATTTTCAATATATCTTTTTGCTTCCAATTGATTTGTATTTAAAATTATATTGTTCATATACACATTCTAATAATATAAAATTATATTTTCATTTTTAATTATGTTTTACCGACCGAAGGCTGGCATCTGTTAACTATTTTCTATAGTCAGAGGGGTAACTCTTCTTATAAACCTTTCTATATTATTTTGTTTTGATATACTCATAGCTCGTAAATACAAATCTATAGATGGGATTGGTTCTGGATTTTCAAGTGTCGAATGTTCTAAAGAATATTCGCCCATGAAAGTCTCAAGATCTTCAACATGAGTTAGTTTTTCTTTTGGTTTTAATAAGTATAGCATATATATATCAACTTTTTTATTTAGGTTACCAGCATGAGAATTGAATCTGGCTACTCGACCCATAGCCTGGGATGTTGTGACGGAATTCCAAGCTGGGTCTAAAATAATCATAAATGTAGTATTTTTAAGATCAATTCCTTCACCTGCTGCTTTTGATATTAATAGATATCTACTTTTATTTTTATTATAATTTTTTACGACAATTGCACGGTCGTCTTTTTTAGATTGTCCATTTATATGAGAATATTTCTGATCTTTAAGTTCAAGCAATTTTTCAACTAGATTCATTCCAGAGTCAATAAAACTTGAAAAAATGACCATTTTATTATTTTCATTTTTCTTACCAATCATATTTGAATCAATAAAGTTATTTAGCCATTCTATTTTTTGTGAAATTTTAAAAAGTTTTATTAATGTATTCGATGGTTTTTTACTATCAGCTTTATTACTAGCTCTTCTAACCCCAGAAAAGAAAGCCATTGATTTTACCTCATCATTCGGATTTGGTAATTTAGATTCAATATCAATATATTGTTTTAATATTTTTTTTGTCATAGGTAAAACTATCTCATGTTTTTCAACTCTTGGATAGTGAGCATCTAATATTTCATTAGGGGGATTGTATAGACTTATTTTATTTCTAAATGTTCTTCTAAAAAAATCATCGTCGTTATATGAATTTTTGAATATCTTTTTATTTTCAGGTGTTTTACCATCTATAATACTCATCAAATTGTTCAAATCATTTACATCATTTACATAAGGAGTGCCGGTTAAAAGAATAACTTTATCACATATCTTAGCACAGTCAATAACTGCTTCTGCTCTTTTACCTTTTTTTTTACTAATTTCTGTCCTCAATGTATGAGCTTCATCTATTATTAACATAGAATTTTTACAATCTATTTTAACATTTAAAAATCCAGGTATAGTATAAAAATGGTATCTATTCAAATTTTGAACATGTTTATACCCAGACAATAGCTCGTTTTTCCAATTGTCAATCAATGTTTTTGGTGTAATAACATACACATTTTTTCTTGGATTATTATCCAAATAACACTGGCTCGCAATAACAGAAGTCAATGTCTTGCCGCTTCCTAATCCGTGAACAACCAAAATACCTCTATTTCTACGAAGATGATTTATAACTTTAAGTTGATAATCTTTTGGGTGCAATTTTGACCTTGAAATACAGGCCGGTACAATCGTATGATGGCCGATACTCGGACCAACCGGCAAGGTACCTGGCGGTGACATGTGTGGTGACGATGGCCGCGTAGGCGATAGGCGTGGTGACGATGGCCGCCGTGGCGATGGGCGTGGTGATGA